GCCCCGCTGAGTACGCATTAGGCGGGCGCTGGCGGTTTGCGTGGGGCGGCGGGGTAGGCGCTGGGCGATGGCAAGTTCCGAGCAAGAAGATATACAACAGGAAGAAGTTGAAGAACCAAAAGAACCTGTAAAAGAACAGTCAGCAAAAGAAAAAGCTGCAACTAAAATAGTAAAAAAGATTGACGATAAAGCTAGGTATGATGAATCAAATCAAATGAAAACATTAATTGTTATGCAGATACTTGGCAATACAAAAACATTCTTTGACACACAATCTACAATACAAGATACAAATGTTAATGAATATTTAAATAAAACAATAGAGGATAATTACGGAGTATTATTTGACATGGCACAAGCACAAACAATGGAGGATATGATAAATGCCCAGTATTGAGTATTCGGGGATGAAGATAACTGGTGGCAAGGTATTTGCTATCTTTACCTTACTAGGTGCATTAGGTGGTGCAGCATGGACTGGTTTTACTTTTTATCAGGATTACTTAGATATGAAAGAAAAGATTATCATGTATACCGAGCCTGACCTATCAAGATATGATGAGGGTATGGCAGTGTTAAAGTCAGAGATAGATATGATACTTGATGAGATAACACTTGTATCTGATGTTGCTAAAGATTTAAAGAATGATATGAAAGCAGATTTGCGTCAGATGAATGGAGATATTCGACACATAACAGAGATAGTTAATGATGTAGAAGATAGGCAGAAAGAAGACAATAGAGAGTTACTAGATGAGTTAAAAGTTATGGAACAGAATCTAGACTTAAAAATAAACAAAGCATTAAATAATCCTTTAAGTGGAATGTCAGCAAAGGGGCAATAATGAAAATAGATTTAAAAGTAATATTACCATACATAGTTATCATAGCTAGTTTAGCTATGACTTGGGGTATGTGGTCAGAAAGACTAGAAGCCGTAGAAAAAAAAGTAGATGCAGTTGCCCAGATGCAACAAGACATTGCTATTATAAAAGAAAAAATTATGTGGATGGAATCTTATTTAATGGGAGATAATTAATGGAACAAGAATACTACTATAATCCTCAAACTAACCAAACCTTTTCTAAAACAGCAGCATCAAAAGTAGCTATTCCTGATAATTTTAGTAAAGTAGATAAAAGTATTTTTGATACTTTTACAAATCAAGGTGCAAAAAGTGTTTTACAAGTAGCACCAATGGACCCGTCAATTACGCCACGACCAGGTCCTCAACCTACACAAACACCATTAACAGACCCTTCTGATTTTGCACAAGCACAAGTGGGTGCAGCTTTAAGACAACCTACACTACCAACAGGGGCATCAGTGATGCCAGGTCTTGCACTACAAACACCAACTACACAAACATTACAAACTACTCCTGGACTTACAGGAACACAGGCAGCAACAGTACCTACTACACCTACTGCACCTGTAATACCAACACAAACAGTTCCAACATCAGCCGCAGTAGCACAACAAACTACAACTGCAGCTCCTTTGTATTCTGCAGTAACAGGTGCAACTGCTCCTCAAATGGATGCAGCACAGGGTACAGTGTCTGCACCTTTAGTTGCACAACAAGAAGACTTAACTGCACTACCACCAGAGGCTACAGTACAAGGTCAGTTAGCTAATATATCTAATGCTATTAATACAGCAGTAGATGAAGGCAAACCTATTCCTGCATTTGCATCAGGTGCTAAAAGATTAGTAGATGCCGCTATGCAACAAAGAGGATTGGGTGCTTCTAGTATTGCAGCAGAAGCATTAGCACAAGGTATATTAGAAGCATCTATACCTATTGCTCAACAAGATGCACAGTTCTTTCAACAAGCTATATTTCAAAACTTAAATAATAGACAACAAGCAGCAGTATTAAATGCACAACAATCATTTCAAATGGATACTGCTAATCTATCAAACAGGCAACAAGCCAATCTCACAAACATACAATTAAGACAGCAAACATTATTATCAGACCAAGCGGCTTCTAATGCTGCATTGCAGTTTAATGCCCAAAGCCAACAACAAACTGACCAGTTCTTTGCAAGTCTTGCGACTCAAATAAATACTAATAATGCACAAAGAGTAGATGCTATGAATCAGTATGCAGTATCTGAAAAGAATAGAATATCTGCACAAAATGCACAAAATGAAATAGGTGTAACAGAAGCTAACGCACAAAGAGAAGCAGCAATAAGCCAGTTTAACACACAGTTAGAGGACCAAAGAGAAAGGTTTAATGTAGAAAATCAAAGACTGATTGACCAATCAAATGTAACATGGAGAAGAAGTATCAACACAGCAAATACCGCCGCTATAAATGCAGCCAATCAAACAGATGCACAGAACTTACTAAACATATCTAATTTTGCACTGTCTGCGTTGTGGCAACAGTGGAGAGATGAAGCATCTTGGGTCAATACATCAGCAGAAAATCAAAGAGAGAGGGCACATAACATAGCTATAGCTGCCTTAGAAAGAGAAACAGAACTAGCATTAATTGATGAACAAGGCAAGAATGAACTTAATGGACTATTAGGTCAATTAGGTGTAAAGATATTTGCTAACAAGGTTTTAGGAGGTTAAGATGTCGTTATTTTCAGCAGTAGTAACAGGAGCACAATTTTTAGATTCTATAATGGAAAAGAATAAAGAAGATACAGGAACTGTGTATGGAGAAAGTGCAGCAGAGAGAAGAAGTAGAATTGATTTTAGTAGATTTAAAAGAGATAGTTTAGCACCTGTAGAAGCAGGTGAGGTAAGAGCAAATGAGGCAATTAGTTATGAAGAGTTATATAATAATTGGGATAGGGTTTTATCAAACATGTATGGAGAATTGATAGAAAGACAAAACTTACCTTCAATAACACCAAAGAGGAATATATAATGGAAAGAGAATCTAATCCTTTTGACACACCTATTCCAGGACAATCGTTAACAGACACACCTAAAAATTATCCTTGGGAAAATCCTGCTAGGTTTCCTAGTTTAGAAAAATCATCTCTACATATTTGGAAAGAGTTAAATAAAAAAGATGCTTTAAAAAGAGTTATAGTTTTATTAGAAGCGGGTGTTTCAGTAGAATCAGTAACTAGAGTTATAGTATTTTCAGGATTTATGGAGGGTGCTTTTAGTGTAGATTCTGCATTACTTCTAACGCCGATAGTTCAAAAGATGATACTTCAAATAGGAAAAGCTGCAGGTATATCTAAATTAAAAATAACAAGACCTAAAAAAAATGAAACAGAAGCTATGATTAGTAATCTATATAAATCTAGAGGATATGTTCCCACCGAAAAACAAATAAAAAAAGCAAAAAAGTCTATCAAAGAAAAACCAAAAGGTATCATGGCTAGAAAAAAAGGAGATGAGTAATGGGATTTTTTAAAGCAGTTCCCTTCTTTACAGGTGCAACAAAAGAGGGTGTTGATATATTTAATGAAGCAGAACAAATAGGAAAAGAAGGTGTATCAATATTAAAAGAGGCAACAGAAGAAGTACAAGATACTATAAACACTGTTTCTAATAATTATGATAAGGCTATATCACTTGCTGATAATGCAGGTGGCGGTGCTTTTGGTAAATATTTATTTAATTATTATGGAGATATAGGAACATTGGCAAGTCTTGCAGACTTAGCACCTGAAGATAGAACAAAACAATTATCGCTTATAAAAAATAAATATAATAATTTACCAGATTCTACAAAAGCTAAACTATCGGATGGTGATTTTTCTGAAATGGTTGATAAAAAATATTCTATGGATGTTGATGCTATAAAAAGTGGTTTAATAGAAAAGGCCAATATGGGTACAGCAACTGCAAATACTTTAGTAGGTAAGGTACAAAGCATGGTGGATAAATCACAATTTGCACCACAAAGAGAAGCACTTATCTCTAGTATCGAGGGTAGAGATTTAAGAGAATCAGTTCCTGTAGAGGGAGGATTTGAGGCACTACCTTCGGCAACTACAGGTGCAATAGATTGGAATACAGCAGGTCCAGAATATCTTAGTTCAAAACAAACTATTAATAAAGAGTTTGAAAACTATTTTAACTCTAGAAGATTTAAAACTGCTAATACTTATACTGACAATGAATTTATTAAAGAGGTAGGAAATGTAGTTGGAGTAGAAGATATAGCTGAAGTTCGAAAAAAAATAGAAGAGGCACAAGAAATATTAAAAGGGCAAGATATAATAGAAACTAAAGAAGCAATAGCAATGGATATTTTAAAACAAGGATTTATCAACGATAATTATAATGATATTTTTACTTATAATGGTCTATTAACATTAGTAGATAATTTAGTAGAAGTAAGAGCATGAGTGTATTTTTTACTACCCCTTCAGATAAGTTAACAATAAAAAAACCATCAACAAAATCTAATCAGACTAATAGAAACTTTTTTAATATGAGTGACGATGGTAGTGATAGTGTTTTAGAATATAAGACAAACAAAAAACAACAACAAGATTATGATTACACTGATTTAGATTCTCCTAGTAAAAAAGTAGGAGTAGGAACTGCTTTTAAATTAGGTTTATTAGATACAACTAGAGGTCTTAGTCAAATAACAGGAAAAGGATTTGACCAAAAAGAAATGGCTAGAGAACAAAAACAATTAGTAAAAGCCATGCAGGGAGAAAATGGAAATCTAGTTAAAGTAGCGTACTTTGCAGGTGCTATTCTAGACCCTGCTTCTTGGTTAATACCATTCGGTAAAGCAAAAACATTATACACTATGGGTAAGTATGGCATGGTCTCTGGGGCTATAGCAGGAGCTGCAGGATATGTTGATGAAGAACAAGACAGTATTATTGGCAGTGGTAAAATAACTAGAGGTGAACAAGCAGGACTAAGTGCAATAGGTGGAGGTGTATTAGCACCTACATTTGGTGCATTAAGAAATTTAGGAATAAAAGTTACAGGGAGTAAGAAGGCAATTACACCCATAGGACAACCAGACCCTGAAGGATTTGTAGGAACTATTTTTAATTTAAAACATGTCAATCCTAAAAAGGCTTATGTTAATGGAATGACAAAAGTACAACTAGAAGGAAAGGCTAAAAGTATAGAAGGTGTAAAAGAAGGTGACAAAGTAGTAATAGCAAAAGAAAAGAAAAGAACAGTGTTTGAAAGACCTGATGAAAAGATAGGAGACCCTTCCGCTGACATACAAAAAACTGTAGTGAAAGATGATTTAGATTTAGTTAGAAAAAATTTACCTAGAAAAGGCATGTACTTAGGAGGTCCTAAAAGTTTTTTTGATAAGTACATAGCACAACCATATCAAGAAAAGATAGGAAGACCTACACTTCAAAAATTAGCCACAGGACAGGGAGCAACCTCTGTAGCAGGTGGTTTACTTGGTTTTAATGTTGATGAGGAAGCACCTATAATAAGTTTTACAGACCCTTTTTCATCTCGATTAGGAAGAGCAATGACAGGTGCTGTGTTTGGTTTATTAGGATTTAGAGCATTAACTAGAGAGAGTTTTGGTTTTGGACCAGAAAGAATAAAAAAAGTTAAGCCTGGAACAGAACAAGATGCAGGTAAAGAAATAAGTATGACATGGACTGAGTTTTTAGGAAGACAGTTGATAGATAAATACAATATGCCTAGAGAGTTTACCAAACTTAGACAACAGGCACAAGGATTAGGCGGTACAATAGCTGACCAATTTGCAGACTTAGTACAAAAAGCAAAACTTCTAAACATGGATGAAAGAAAAATATTATATAATATGTTAGAAGGTGAAGAGTTAGTAAAAGTAGAATCAAGCAAGATAAAAAATTTATCTACAGAAGCTAGAGATATTATAACAAAGTATGGTCAGATGTATCATGACTTTGGTCTATTAGATAAGGATGTATTTCAAAAGAATATAAACTCTTATTTAAGAAGAGTGTATGATAATGTAGATGATATACCAAAAATTGGTGATGATTTAAAGCCTAGAGGTATCGTTAAAAAAGTAACAGACGATGAGTATAATAAAATATACAAAAATGAAAAAGCCTTCAATGAAGACGGAACTCCAGTAATGATAAGAGGTGGAAAAGATGAGCCAACAATGGTTCCACATAGAGGTTGGGAAGTGTTTGATGAAATTACTGAAGACGGAATAAAGAAAAAAGTTATCAGATGGGAATATACTAAAGCACAAAGATTAGCAAAGCATGAGATAGAAGATGCAGCAGCAGCTATAGAATTAACTGGTCAATACATGGCATCAACAATATCTCAGTATAAATTTTACGATGATATATTTAAAACACCAAAGCTAACAGCATATGTAAAAGATGGTGATAACTATGTTCTAGATAAAAAATTTAAAGGATTATCAGAAGATGAGATGAATAAAAGTGGCTACTTCAAAATGCCAGATACTAACATAATAGATACTAAAACAAAAAGATATGGCTCACTAAGTGGTAAATATGTATTAAAAGAGGTGTATCTAAATTTATTAAATGCAAATAAATATAGAGAAACATCTGGTAAAGACTTTTATAAATACTATCAAAAATTTAATAGACTTTGGAAAGTTTCTAAAACTGCATGGAATCCAACAGTGCATGTCAATAATGTATTTGGTAATATATTCTTTACAGATATGGGAGATGTAAGTTTTAGAAATTTACCTAAAGCTTTTAAACTATTGTCAGAACATAGGAATAATAAACCAACTAAGTCATCAGTGGTATATTTAGCACAAAAGTTTGGCGTGTTTGATGCAGATTTTATAGCAAGAGAACTTAAGACATTTGATTTTAAATCTGTAAAAGATGCATATAAATACGATGCAAGTAAAACAGAATGGAGAAATGCTACTGATATAGCAGGTAAAGTATATCAAGCAGTAAGAAAAAATAAAATTACTGGTACTTTAGAGGATTGGTATAGAGTTGAAGACCATATATTTAGACTAAATGCTTTTATGGACAGGATGCAAAAAGGATACAGTGCTGCTGACGCAGCTATGTTTGCTAGAAAGCAGTTTATAGATTATGACATAGATGCTCCAGTAATAAATCACTTAAGAAATTCTGCAACACCTTTCCTTGCATTTACTTATAGAGTTGTTCCCTTACTAGCAGAAACAGCAGTCTTAAGACCTTGGAAATATGCTAAGTATGCAGCTTTAGGATATGGATTAAATAAAGTTGGAGAGACAATGGGAGGTGGAGATGCTGAAAAAGAAAGACAACTGCTGCCTAAAGACAGAGCAGGAAATATATTAGGCATACCTATATTACCAAACAACGAAATAAAATTACCATTTAAAGGTAAGGATGGAGCATCGAAGTATATAAATGTTAAAAGATTATTTCCTGGAGGTGATACACTAGAATTGGGTGAAGGTATTATACCAGGTCTTCCTGCACCTTTACAACCTAGTTTTGGAATAGGTGGCGATATATTGTTTGGACTAGCAGGGGTAGATTTATTTAGAAAAAAAATGGATGATACACATTTAGGACATGCTAATGCAGTGCAAAACTTAAAAAGTGCTGTAACTAGAATAGCAACAAAACTAATACCAAACTTTCCCTTTTTACCAGGTTCATACTCTACAGCTAGAATAAATAGGTCAAGACCTGGAGTAGAAAATGTATCAGCATTTAGCGTTAAAGAACCAGAGTGGCAATCAATATTAAATGCTTTTGGTGTAAAAATAACAGATAGAACACTAGACACTTTAACAGTAGGTAAAGAAAAAGAATTTACAAATATTATAAAAAAATTAGAAGAAGATATTAGAGATGAAGAAAAAAAGTTATTAAACAATAAAATAACAATGCAAGAGTTTGATGAAAAGGTGGCAGAAATAGCAATAGAAATGCAAAAACAGGCAATGATATTTGGAGGTAGATTGGAAGGAATATCACCTGCAGAAATAGTAGAATCAGAGGCAGTTTTAAACTTAAGAAATAATAGATAGGAGTAAATATGTTAAATATGTTATTAGGACCAATCGCTAGTATCGTAGGGGATACAGTAAAAGGTTTCGTAGCTACAAAGAAAGCAAAAGCTGACTTAGCACTGACGGAAATAAAAGCACAGAAGTCTTTGAAAGAACAACAGATTGCAGGTAAGGTTAAGTGGGAAGCTTCCGCAGTAGACCAAATGAAAGGGTCGTGGAAAGACGAACTAATTTTAATATGCCTGTTAGCACCTGCGGTGGCAGTATTTTTTCCTGGAATGACAGACCATATCCATGCAGGATTTATTGCACTACAGTCATTGCCAGATTATTATAAACATCTTTTATACATAGCATGTTCTGCTAGTTTTGGTATCAAGGGTGCAAAAGGTGCTATGGGTTTAATTAAAAATAAATAGGAGATATCATGGGTGATGTAGTAAAAGATGCTCTACGAGAGCAGATAAAAGAACACGAAGGATATAGACTAGATGTGTATAAGGACACATTAGGATTCGACACAGGAGGCTACGGCCATAAAATAATTCCGGGAGAAGAGATACCTACCACCAAAGAAGGTTGGGATGAGTTGTTTGAAAAAGATTTTATTAGAGCATGGAATGGTATGGAAGATATCTGTGCTGAATATAACCTCGATATACCTATTAAAGGTAAGTGTATCCTATGCGAGATGACCTTTCAAATGGGTCCTGCAGGTGTGGGTAAATTTAAAAACATGCTACTTGCTTTACAAAATCAATCGTATACAGAAGCTGCGGCAGAGATG